TTATTAAACCTTGTTCATTAAATCATATTCAACCCCTTCCTATTTTAAACCCATCTGATGGTGTTAAAAATTGGCTATCCGGATCTTGGAATAATGGGCTATCTTATGTCCCTTCCGAACTTTTAATTAATGAAGTTGACGGTGCCACATCGGATCGTCGAGACGTTGACTCTAAAACTAGTAAAAGCACTTATCAAAAATTACCAGATCATATTCGTTCCGAAATTATTGAAACATTACACCTTTTTGCATTAAACACGCCCACTCTCTAAACGAGGCGATACAGATTGTGGATATTACGTAAATTATTTTAATGTTATATATTAACAATAAATATATAACATGCCAACAAATAATAATATTCCATTGAATTTGTTCCAGTTTGAGTCAGACGACGATGTTCGGTCCCGGAACTCTGAGTTCAGCTATTATACTTTTGAAATCGACTCCGCGCGTTCGCTCATTATAGAGAACTTTCCCAAGTTTTCTGATTTGTTAACTAATTCGGATGAAAATTATATTAAGGGTCTATGGAAACTATGTTGTTTATATATTCATGGTGGTATTTTTTTGGACAACGACTATAGATGCGAAGATCATTTCAAACTTATTGATTTAACCGACAAAGAATACTTTTTGTATTCAGCGCGATTTAGACTAAGTGGTTCCATTTTATCAGTTTTACCCAAAACCCTTTTGATTTTGAAAGCCATAAATCAATATTCTGGCTCTCCTACTATAATATGTAAAAAAAATATAAACACCTTATTGAAATTAAATAAAGTACATAATGTTATCACGTTTAATGGAAATATCATAATCCGTTCAGTTGACTCTTTGTTCGACCCTAATCCTTTTCCGGATAAAAAAACTAATAATATTATTAGCAATAATTATTTTGACTTTAACTACGCGAATACATTTTGCGTTTCCTTGGAAAAAAGAAACGATAGATGGGAGAAATTTATCAACCGCGCGAAATATATTGGGCTAGAAGTTACTCGATGGAAGGCATCTACGCCAAATGATCTAACCGACGTATTTATTGATACATTAACTGGTGTAGAAAAGGCTTGTGCTCAATCTCATATAAATATTTGGAAACATATTTTAAATACTGGATTGGAGTACGCGTTTATCTTAGAAGACGACGCATGCTTTGATAGAAATATGTTTGAAAAATTATTGGAACTTACGAAAATGTTTGAATCTGGTAAGAAGTGGGATGCTGTTTTTTTGAACACACTGGGCGATTTTAATGTGCCCATTGAATATTACAAATGGGCACCCGCTATTAAACAATATTTGACAGGCGGTTATATTATATCAAACAAGGGTGCTCGTTTTATAATTGATAAGTTTCAAAATACAAAATATATTGCCGCTGATCATATGACTATGGCGCTTCAGGCTAATGGTAATTGTTTTACATACTGCCCCTGGTTGATCATTCAAGAAGCTAAAGAGTCTGATATACAATCATCTGCCCATTTATATAATGTGTTGAAAAACATTAAATATAATTTAGCTCTAGCTAATTACCCATTCGATAATACAAACTATGTTATAAACCCGCCTATAACTTCAGCGTTTAAACTATTATCGGATACACGGCTATTATTTCATGAAAAAAACACGTTTTGCATAAATTTGATGTCCAGACCCGATAGATGGCAGAAATTTTCGAAGAGAGCTTCCGATATCGGGTTAAATTTTACTAGGTGGAACGCTTCGACATGCGATAACTTAACCGATGAATTTATGATTAATCTAATCCCTGCAGAAAAGGCTTGCGCGCAATCTCATGTAAATATTTGGAAACATATTATAGATACTGGATTAGAATTCGCGTTTATCTTAGAAGACGATGCTTGTTTTGATCGTTTAATTTTCGATAAGCTATTAAAATTTACCGAACTCAATAAAAAATGGGATGCTATTTTTTTAAATTCCCTCAATGACAAATATCCTGATAAATTATTCGAATGGGTAAATGTTTACGATCAAAGTTTATGTGGTGGTTATATTTTATCGAATAGCGGGGCTACATATATGCTTGATTATTATAAAAAAAATAATTCTGGATATAATTGCTCTGATAAAATGACGATTAAATTACAAGAAATGGGTAATTGTTATACTTATTTCCCTTGGATAATTGTCCAGGAAAATATTGAATCCAATATTCAAACTCCTCAATGGCTTTCTCGTATTGATAAATTAGTAAAGACTCAGTTATTGAGAGCTCGCTACGAATTTAATAATCATAATTATCTCATTGAAACCAAGCCTACTCGGCGTCTATGCTTAATAACCATATGGTTCGGTAAACTTCCTCCATATATTGATATTTGGTTACATACAGTCAAAAACGCTAATTACGATGTTCTATTTATAACCGATCAGGTTATAAATGACTGCCCTGTCAATATTAGATGCATCAATACATGGATTGGCGAATTCAATCAAATGATAAGTGAAAAAATAGGGTTTGATGTTAATATTAAAAGTCCATCAAAATTAGTCGACGTTAAACCATTGTATGGGTTTTTGTACCATGATTTCATATGCCATGATTATGAATATTGGGGATGGACTGATGTTGATATGATAATGGGAGATGTTGTATCGATAATAGACAAATCTCCCGGTTACGAAGCGTATAGCTTAGGATATTCTACGTTTGGACCATTAATGATATTTTCCATAAATTATACCGATTTTTTTAAAGGAATTGAAAGATATGATGAAATCTTAAACGATACGTTTATCTGTAAGGTAGACGAGATGTGGTTTTTCGAAAGATTGGGTAGTTGTATTGACCAGAATATTTACAATGACGAAAATGCTCCTGTAAAGTATTATTCTGGGAAAAATTTGAAGAATATTTTTGACGAAAATTCAATGGTTCATATTGATAGATTTGATTTGGCGTGTGGGTTTTTGAATTGGCATATCAAGGGTAAATTAGCAGAGGGTGTTTTTTTACAAGAATCAAAATATTATTTCACGAATGATAATAAACTATTTAAAAATGATAAAGAAATCGCATTTTGTCATCTAACCTGGATTAAATATAATAATTATTTCTGCGATTTTATGCGCAATAATTGTTTACTGGCGGACCATTTTTCAGTTAAGATCAGTTTTAAATTTACACTTCCATCTGGTTTGAATTCGAAAATTCTCACTGACTATAATATAACTCAATTTTATTCTAATTTTGCAGAACTTAGTATTTTCAATCTTGATATAATCTCTGACTCTAATATTGTATCCAAACCCAATTTAACGACAGACACTAAAATTCCATTGAATTTGTTCCAGTTTGTTGCGGATACCGATATTCAGTCTCAGAACTCTGAATTTAGCTATTATACTTTTGAAATCGAGGCTGCGCGTTTGTTTATCATAGAGAAATTTCCCAAGTTTTCTGGGACATTAAATAATGCTGATGAATACTATATTAAGGGTCTATGGAAACTTTGTTGTTTGTTCGTTTATGGGGGGATTTTTTTGGATAATGACTATAAATGCGCCGATGATTTTAAGTTAGTGGAACTCACTGATAAAGAATATTATTTTACCATTGCTCCTATGCGACTAAGTGGATCTATATTATCGGTATTTCCAAATAATAGAAGCATTCGACGCGCGATTAATGCCTATTCTGGGCAATCGGTTATTTTTAAACAGGGTGTAGTGAAACCCACATTGAGAATAAATAATAAATCGGGTATTGTTATGTTAGGTAAGAAAGTTGTTATGAAGTTAGGTAATAAGAAATCAGAGATTTGTGAAATAGAATCCGTCTGTTTATTTGATGTTTCTAATAAAAATAATGGAAATATTCCTTTGAATTTATTTCAAACTTGGCATACGAAAGATTTACCCCCCGCGATGAAAGAATCTGTTGAACTATTGAAATCGCAGAATCCTGAGTTTACGTATTATCTCTTCGATGATGCGGATTGTCGCGAATTTATTGCGGAGAATTTCGATTATTGCGTGGTAGAAGCGTTCGATCGATTGATTCCAGGCGCATATAAAGCTGATCTATGGCGATATTGTGTTTTATATATTCGAGGTGGGATTTATTTGGATATTAAATATCATTGCATAAATGGGTTCAAATTGGTTGAGTTAACAAACAAAGAATATTTTGTTCGAGATCGACCGGGATTTATCACGGAAAAGAAAGATGGTATTGGTATCTATAATGCATTTATGGTTTGTTATCCTAAAAATAAAAAACTTTTGAAATGTATTTATCAAATTGTGGAAAATATTAGGAATAATTATTACGGAAGAACCGCTCTTTATCCCACCGGACCTGGGTTATTACGAGATTATTTTTCAGATAGCGAAACTGATGGGTTTTCGTTGGATTTTAATTTTATAGGTGTCGATACTATTTTGCACAATAAAACACGTAAAATATTAGAAAGCTATGGGTCTTATAGGTTGGAACAAAAAATCACTCAGGTTAACTTGGACTATAAAAATCTTTGGACAAATAGAAATATTTATAAATCAAAAAATATCAATGATTATGTTTCTGTTCATAGTAATAACATAAAGGCTAAATTTGTTTCCAATATCACCGGAGTATACGATAAAAATGTTTCATTTTCTATGTTCAAATCACAATGTTATTTAAACGGAATAACCTACGGATGCGAAAGAATAAATAGGAGTAAAAAAAATGGACTGTGTCTCACCAAAGAATCTGATGGTGTTGTGTTTTCTAATATAGAAGTTGGTCTTGATATAGAAGCCGAGGACCCTAGACTATTTAGTTTTGAAGGCGAGATTTATATTGTTTTTATATGCCTATCTCCTTATCCGGATCAAAATAGAGGTATTGGAATAACAATGTTTGATGTATGGGAGCCTTGTTTTTTAAGGATAAGAAATATAAAAAATAACTATGTTGAAAAAAATTGGTCGCCGTTTGTTAAGGATGGTGTGTTATTATTTGTATATAATTACGATCCTTTGGTAATTATTCGGTACAATTTTGATAGAGACGGAATATGTGAAATTGTATTTAAACAAAACGACGTAAGATTACCAATTGACACTTCTAAAAAATATTTGCGCGGTGGAAGTAATTTGATTCATTATAAAAATCAATATTATATTGGAGCGTGTCACAGTAGATTAGTTGATAAAGTTCCCATTATTTATAATACTCATGTTGTTTTATTGGATGCCTCATTGTGGAATATTCGATATTTATCAAAGCCTCTTGCTTACACGCACGATGATACGAATTGTAATCTTACTAAAATTCCGGGCACAAATATATTGAGACACTGTTCTAATATTCCAGGTAATAGAAGTTTACATATTATAAATTCACCGTGTTCTATATATGAAAAAAACGGTCTTTTTTTTATTACGGTGAATATTAACGATAAAATTACTCTATTATTCGAATTAGAATTTGATATTTCGATAGACGATAACAAAAGTTATTCGATAGGGGAATTAGAAAAATCAACTCTTTGTTATAGTAAAGAATTTATCGGGCTGTTATAATATATTATTATTTCTAATGTTATTTAGTTTCAAACTTGGGAAACTAAACATTTATAGATACACGGAAAATAATAATTCCAATTGCGACCATGTTTTACACCTTTTCGAAATTTCAATGCAAAAGGTTTAAATTTCGATTATTCTTTTTATTTCTGATTCAATATATTTACATTGTCCTTGATGACTTAGTATTTCATTTGATAATGCTATTGCATTCTCCATTATTATTTTTGCTTTATCATCATTTTCAATTAACCATTCAATCTTTTCTTTTACATCACTCAAATCATATTTTACAGGAACGTAATTATACATAGGCTTTAACATTTTTTTAAACCACCAATTGTTATCTGGATGAGTTATCATTATAGGAACTGCGCCTGATCCAAATACCCATTGATGATTTGATGCTATTAGATTACCATCAATTAATAATATATATTTATATTTAAAATGCTTATCTAAACTACATCTATCTCCAAAATGCTCATTTTCAATGGGCATATTAATATTCCAATCACCATATGTTAATTTTACGTCTGCATTTATATAGTCAAAAAGTAATGAAACAGTATTTGTTCTGATAGAAGGAAACCCACCCGACGTTCCACCTCTCCAAAATGCTTTTGGTATTCGTTCATCCCATTTTGGATTAGTTATTGAAGACAAGACGTCTTTTAATCCTCTTTTAAATATATCATCATCTAATGGTAAATATATAATATTCGGACGTTCTACATATCTGGTGCATAATGTTCCAATTATTCGCAAAGTCGTCTTTTCTAATTTATTCATGTGTTCATCATATACATCTATATTTTCAAGACCGTCATTTTTTGAAATAGTAAATGATATATGCAACTCATTACTGCTTTGCATTTCTTTTAAACATTTAATTACATATTTTTCAATATCACCCCCTATTTTCATTACTGAGTGATGTCCCGCCCAATAATTAACGTCGCTACCAGTCGGTTTTGTTATATATAACATTATTTATATAGATAATGTTATATTATTTATTATTCAACTCCATATTTTTCAATACCGAAGTGTCGTTACTTGCTACGCATGCCCTACAAAACTCGCAATCTCCGCAACCTTCGCCGTCATTTTCTTCGGGGATCTCTTCGCTTAAACTACAGCTTACGCCATGTTGTAGCGTGGCGGAACACATAGGAATATGTTTGGGGATGGGGAATGGCGACGGGGAATTCGGGTCGTCCTTTTGCTTTTCTGATATTTCGATTCTTCCAAGAAAGGTATTGATCGTTAGCGGGAGTTCGTCGCTACAATCATTGCCTGCGTAAATATATGCGATTACTGGTTTTACGAGTTTCAGGAACTTGGATATGGAGTCGGGATCGTTGTATTCGCGGTTCAAATACATGTTGATATTAATCTCGCGATTATTATTTACGTTATTCAAATTGATGACTTCTTGTTGTGGTCTTGATTCTACTAGCACTTGCGCTGCTGCTAACGCTCGCGCTCGTCTTTCTTCCCTTGCTTTTTCATCCTGCGCTTTCTCTTCCGCTATTTTACGTTCGAATTCGGCGGTGCGGTCCTGAAGCATTTTCATGAGTCTTGCTACCTCATCTTCGGAGACAGAGGAATTTGTCAGATGGGTCGTAGGAGGTATTATTGTTTCGGTAGTTGATTTGGTGCAAGTCCTTTGGTGTTTTTCCAAGATGGATTTATAGACGTATTCTTTTCCACAAACGCATTTATGTTTGCCTGGTTGTTGCATTGTTATGGTTTCCGTCTGTGTCGTTTGCACAAGTCTCTTATGTTTCGCTGTTCCGATATGTCTTTCGTAATCCTTTTTATTAAATCCTCTATAATTACATGGAGCGCATGCGTACTTGTTTGCGGTGTTCATTACTTTGATTTATAATAATTTATCTAAATTGTTTCCAAGATTGTTATTTTTTATTAAAGGGGCTTGCGAGACGGTTTATATTTGTTACCCGATGATCCTCCAGCATCCAGCCACCCACTTTAAGCCCTCTTTACATAATATTATTTTTGATATAGCAAAAATAATATTCTCCATTGCATATATGCAGCCAATGCGTCGGGAAATGAGTGGGATATTGAACTGGTAGTCACACCGTGTATTCGAGGTATTTTCCAAGACCTAACACTCTAATTTCGATTCAAAACCCGATGATCTGATTATTTTGCGCCTGACCATTGCGCCTGACCATTTCGCCATGAATCGGACCCCCACCTTTTATATAGATTTTCAATAAACGATTATTCTCCACTGCATATACGCAGCCAATGCGTCGGGAAATGAGTGGGATATTGAATTCTAAGTCACATCAATTCACTCATTATCTGACTTATTGCTCTTCGAAAATAAAAGCAATAAGAATGAATATAAAGAGCAAACGTTTTATTTACTTATGACAATGGCATCCGAATTAAACATTGTCGATCTTATCGAACAAAATCCCATTTCAAGTCTATCTGGAAATTACCAAAACCGTATGGTTGCAAAAATACAAGATCGATTTTCTAATTACGAACAACAACTATTTCTTGCGAGTTTTTATTGTTTTTTGCGCTATAATCCAAATGCTGAATTTGTTGTAGACTTGGATAATATATGGGAATGGTTGGGCTTCAGTCAAAAAATACGAGCAAAAGAGCTTTTGGAAAAACATTTTACGATTGAAATCGACTATAAAACTTTGCTCTCTCTTGAGAGAGAGCAAAAATGTGGTCGCGGGGGTCACAATAAAGAAACTATTATGCTTACCATTAACGCCTTCAAACGCTTTTGTTTAAAGGCGGGTACTAAAAAGGCTGATCAGATACATGAATATTATATCAAACTAGAAGAAGTTCTACACGAAGTCATTAACGAAGAGTCCAGTGAACTTAGGTTGCAGATACAGCAAAAAGATAAACAATTGGGAAATGCGAATTTGGAACGTGAACTTATCCGAGAAAGCACGATCTTGGAACTATTTCCGGAAAATGTGCAATGTGTTTATTACGGAACCGTCGATAACCTTAGTGGCAATAATGAAAAACTCTTCAAGTTTGGTAACTCAAATAATCTTTCAAAGCGTGTTAATTCTCATAGAAAAACCTTTATTAATTTCCGTTTAGTTAACGCGTTCAAGGTAGATAATAAATTCTACGCCGAAAATGCCATGAAACGCGATGCTATATTCATTAAATTTCGGAGAAATATTGTCATACACAACGTAAAGCATACGGAGTTGTTAGCTAGAGACAAAACGTTTGATATTGACAATGTTATAAAAGATGTTATTAAAAGCATTGAATATACTCCCGACAATTATAAAAACCTATTTATTCAAAACGAAGAACTTATGAAAAAATGTTCTTTATTAGTTGACGAAAATGAAAGACTCAAAACTGTTCGCACAGATTCTATGCGTTCGTCCGACGACGATTCGAATAAATGGAAATTGCAACTCTTGTTAATCGAGGAAGAAAATAAAAAACTCAAGACCGATAATCTCAAACTCATCAAACAATACAAAATATATACTACGATCGATAACAATGAAACGCCGTCGAATGATATTATTACCAACGTGGGATATGACCAAATAACCAATTCACTTAAGAGATTATCAAAACAATCCGATGGTTTTTATCATATTGGGTCTTATAAATATGCAAAATATATTGGGTCTAGAGAAGAAGTTTGGAATAACGTGGCTTATAAGACCGGCGGTGATTTAATAAAAGCTGATTTATTAATCAATAAGGAAGGGAAAATAGTTTCCAAGAAAAAATTCCTCACAGAGTCTCAAAGTGGTAGATTGGAAGCCGTGAATCAGGAAAAGAAACGCAATGCCATTTTGCGAAAGACTCTCGTCGCCAATTCTACTGAACAATTATGTAATCTCGACTGCATTCATGCAACCATTGAATCCGACAATCCACCGGACCATCGCATTATGTGCCCCCTCCACTCTATAAATACCGTTTTCGCCATTTATAGATAAATGCCACTGCATATATGCAGCCAATGCTAACGGGAAATGAGTGGGATATTGAATTCTGAGTCACACTGCATTTACGCTAACAAAAAAAATACATTATATACAAAGGTTGTTCACTCGGTGTGTCTAAGCCTCTTCCTCATCGTCGTCCTCGTCATCATCAGGCTCTCCGAACAAGTCTCGCTCCGCATCTGCGATTTCGTAAACCGATAGCGCATCGGTTCCTTGGTCTACGAAACGCGCGGTATACCAGTCCACGAAATCACCCATGGTTGCGAAATCGGCTGATGTGTCGAGATGCTCAAAGAATCCCTCGTCGAACTGCGCCTCGCGCTCGTTGATCTGTTGCCAAAGATCGCTTGGGTTGGACGCCTCGACAACGAAATCCTCGTCATCCACGGTGGTGATCTGATAACGCTTCACTTGACCCTCGGCGGATGCCTTGGACGCCATGGTCTCAAAGAACTGCTCCTCAAAGACGGACTCGGAAAGGCTGAAGACGGACATTTTGAAAGAACTGGTTGGGGGTTGGGGTTACTGAATCCGATGGTTCCAAGATCCGTTTCAATTTTATTTTCAATTCAGGGGTTTTTAACTCTCCCTATAAATCAGGAAACCTTCCCTTTATTTTGTAGGGAAAACTCACCAAATATAATATTGTTTAAAACCATCAATCTCAATCAAAACCACCTTGGAAATATATTACCAAATCATCCTTCTATTACTTTACGGGGAAAGACTGTCGGGATTTGATTCAGAACAAAGACCCACAGTTTTTCACCGTTGTTCCAAGATTAAACCAAATATAATATTGTTTAAAACCGCTGTTTCCAACAATATACCTTAACCTAAGATATTGGTAAAAAACCTCGAACAACACCTATAACCCAATGCCTCCTTTCGTAAACTTTATACCGCAAGCCTGGACCCCCGGAATCGGACCTTTTTTCGTCGGTTTATTACAATATCCTTCAAAACAACCATTCTCAACGGATCTTTACTAATACCCTTTGAAACAACCATTCCTAGCATTAAAAGGAGGGGTTCGGGGAACCTTGGTTCCCTGAGATAAAATTGATTTGCTTTTTTTCGATCGTTTTCAAGATAAATTGCCCCAAACCAAAAGTTTGATTCCCCAAAATGTCCACCATCGAGATCTCCAATGTCGCTCTCCCCGTCGTAGAGAAGAAGCCTCGTGCTCCCAGGAAGCCCACTCTTCCTGCCAAGTACCAGAAGTTCATGGTTTTCGGATTCTCCATGCTGCGCTCTCTTCACGAGACTGGTGCACTCTCCGATGAGCTACTCGAGTCTGCCTTTTCCGATCAACTCAAGCTCTTCGGTGCACTCGACGACCAGACCGCCTTCTACCAGGGCTTCCTCGATGGTTGCTCCGCGCAGACCAAGGTCATGAAGAAGTTTGTCGCCGATCGCAACAAGCCTCCTCGCAAGACGCGTGCCAAGAAGGAACATGATCCCGATGCTCCCAAGAAGGAGTGCAAGCCTCGTGCTAAGAAGGAGACCACCGTCGTCAGTGATGCCGCCACTAATGTCATCGATGAGTTGACGTCCGCTGCGCTCGCCCCTGAACCCTCCGTCGCTGACGCCGACGCCAAGCCCAAGGCTAAGGCGGGACGCAAGCCCAAGGCTACTTCTACCACTCCTACCACTTCTACCACTCCTACCACTCCTATTCTCGACGATGCTGCCGTCCCTGATACCAAGTCTAAGACGAAGGCGCTCCTGCAGGTGCCTGCCAAGGAGAAGGCGAAGGCGAAGGCGAAGGCGAAGGCGGGACGCAAGACTAAGGTGGACAACACTCCACCCACTCCCGCTCCCACTGTTACTGCCACTCCTGATGACAATGACGATGACGATGACGATGACGATGACGTCATCCTCACTCGCGAAACCGTTCTCGACGGCAAGCCCTTCCTCATCGACCAGCACAACAACCTTTACGACCCCGTCTCGCACGCCTTCATCAGACAAATCTAAATTCATCACATAATTCTACACTCCACACTCCACCATACTGTACTATACTGTAAACCTTTTTTTCACTCCTCTTTCCACACTCCACACTCCACACTCCTCTTTTCACTTATTCCCTGGTAAATTTGATTTTATTGCA